GACTTGAAAGGTGAAGCCATATTTATTGGTACACCGAAGGGACGTAATCATTTTTATGATATCTATAAGATAGGTCAGAGTAATAGACCAGAAGCAAAGGATTGGAAGAGCTGGCACTTTACTTCATTTGATAATCCTCTCTTAGATAAAGAGGAAATTGAAGTAGCAAAGAACACCATGTCTACATTTGCGTTTAGACAGGAGTTTATGGCTAGCTTTGAAGCACCTCAGTCAGAGTTATTTAAGGAAGACTGGGTACTGATTAGGGATAAAGACGAAGAACCTGAGCATGGTACGTACTATATGGGCGTAGACCTTGCAGGTTTTGAAAATGTCTCTGCTCAGGCTAGCAACAAAAAGAAATACTTAGACCAAACAGCTATAGCTATTGTCAAAGTAAGTGATGATAACAAGTGGTGGGTCGATAAGATTGATGCTGGTAGGTGGGACATCAAGGAGATATGCGAAAGAATCCTGAATCATGTCCAGTTATACGACATACAGGTAATTGGAATAGAAAAAGGTGCGCTAAAAAGAGCATTGATGCCTTATCTCACAGAGATGATGCTAAAGAAAGCAGTGTACCCACGGATAGACGAGGTAGCTCTAGGAAATAAAAGTAAAGTAGACAAGATCATTGGTGCTTTACAGGGTAGGTTTGAACATAAACAGATAGAACTATGCGATGGAGATTGGATACCACCGTTTAGAGACGAGTTATTAAACTTTCCTACGACTGGAGTCCACGATGACATGGTAGATGCACTGAGTTTGATAGCGCACATTGCTAATGCAGCAGTGTACTTTGATGATTATGATGACGATTACCAACCTTTAGACGTAATTAGTGGATATTAAGGATAAACATGGCTGAACAATACGAAGAAGAATTACAATCAGAAGTAACTGAGAGTGATAAAGAGCTAGTATCTTTTGTAGTTGAACACTGTGACAGGTGGAGAGACTGGAGAGACACTAATTATGAAACTAAATGGGATGAATATGAAAGGATATATTATGGTATCTGGGCTTCTGAAGATCGTACTAGGGATAGTGAGCGCAGTAAAATCATTAGTCCTGCTACTCGTCAAGCTGTTGACAACCGTGTTGCAGAAACTATGGAAGGTTTCGCAGGATCTGGTAAACTATTTGAAGTCGTTGATGACTTAGCCGATGGAGATAGAACTGACGTTGAATTAATGCAAACTCTTCTTGTTGAAGACACACATAACAACGCATACTTAAACAACGTTAGTTCTATTGTCAAGCTAGCTGAGATCTACGGTACTGGTGTAGGTGAGATTGTTGTTAAGACAGAGATCGAGAAGATACCTGCCACTGAAGCAATACCGGGAGAAGAAGGAGTAGCTGCAATTGGTGTTATTGAAAAAGAAAAGATTGCAGTTAAAGTTAAACCAGTACATCCAAGAAATATATTAATAGATCCTAATGCTGATTCTATTAATGATTCTCTTGGAGTAGCTGTTGAAGAGTACGTAAGTCTATATCAGATTGTACGTGGTATTGAGTCAGGTGTTTATCGTAAGTGTGATATTGAACCTCACTACGAAAGTGATGACCTAGAACCAAGTAAGGTAGAGTCAACCAGTTATCAAGACGATAAGGTTAAGATCCTACGTTACTATGGTTTAGTTCCTAAAGAATACTTGGAGCAGATGGAGAACGAAGGTGAAGAGGTTGTAGACTTGTTCCCTGAAGACTCTGCTGCTGACAAAGTATCAGACTTGGTAGAAGCTATTATTATTATTGCTAATGATAATCATCTACTAAAGGCTGAAGCATCTCCATACATGATGCAGGATCGTCCTGTTATTGCTTATCGACCAGAAGTACGTCCCGGAAGATTCTATGGCGTAGGTACGGTTGAGAAGGCTTACAATATGCAGAAGGCTATTGACGCTCAGTTAAGAAGCCATATGGATTCTCTGGCGTTAACTACTGCACCTATGATGGGTATAGATGCTACTCGTTTACCGCGAGGTATGAAGTTTGAAGTTAGACCGGGTAAGAACATTCTAACCAATGGAAATCCTGCTGAAATCCTACAACCGTTTAAGTTTGGATCTACAGATGCTTCTAACTATGAGACAGCTAAAGGGTTTGAAGCAATGCTGCTACAAGCTACAGGCACACTAGACTCGTCAGAGTTGGTCAAGAGCGCAGCATCTACAGCTGGACAGAATAATGGAATGGGTATGTCTCTGGCTATGTCAGCGATTGTCAAGAAAAATAAATTGTCAATGGCTTCTTTCCAAGACGATTTCATTATACCAATGGTTCAGAAAGTCGCATACAGGTATATGCAGTTTGATCCAGACCGTTACCCAATGAGAGACTTTAAGTTTACTACCATGTCTTCTATTGGTGCTATAGCTAGAGAGTACGAACAACAACAGCTAATTGGTCTGATGCAAACGCTCGGTCCTTCTTCCCCTATTGTTCCTATCTTGTTAAGAAGCATTATTGCTACGTCAGGATTAATGAACAAAGAACAGTTGATGGCACAGCTAGAGCAGATGGCTCAGCCTAATCCTGAAGCACAACAGATGGAACAACAACATCATCAGTTACAAATGGGCTTAGTTCAAGCACAAGCTAATGAACTTAATGCTAGAGCTGCTGAGTCTGCTGCTGATGCTCAAGAGGCACAGGCTAGGGCGCAGAAGCTATTAGTTGAAGCATCATTACTTGATGATAGAGTTAAAGCTGATTTAGTTAGGAGTCTTTCTGCTAATATAAATATGAAAGATAAGAATGAGTTTGAGAAGCGTGTTAAAGCTGCAGAACTTATCCTTAAAGAACGTCAGATAGACTCTAATGAAAAGATAGTTAGAGAACAAATGAGACAAAAAAACACTTGACAAAACACTGATTTTGTGGTATAATGATGGCTCATTATAGTAACTTAATAGAGGACTCCATATTGGATAAAGAACTCCAAGAGTATTACGAAGCAAGATTTGAAATGATGTCAACAAAAGGATGGATAGATCTCCTAAACGATGTTGACAAAATGATTGAAGAAAGAAACAACTTAATGGCTACTAAGAGTTTAGAAGAACTAAACCTTAGGAAAGGTCAACTAGATGTTCTTTACTGGATCAAGACACTCAAGCAACTATCCGAAGAATCATGGGAGCAACTCAATGAAAAGGATGTTTGAGTTTAGATGTGGTGAAGGTCATCTAACGGAAAAATATATTGACGAGAAGGTAAAACATATTGACTGTCCTTCTTGTGAATGTATAGCTCTCCGTATTATTTCTAGTCCACGTATCTCGTTGGAAGGTATCACAGGAGACTTTCCAACAGCAGCAGATGCTTGGGCAAAGAAACATGAGGAGGCTACAAGAGTTGCCTATAAGCGCAGAGAGGGTTAGCGTCAGGTAACATTTTTTAATTCCTAAAATCACAAGCGTGACAGGAGATAGCATGGCGAAATTTGAAGATCCGTTTGAAGAAGCATTCAATATGGAGCAAGAAGAAGAGGAACAGAAACCTGAAGAGCAAGTTGAAGAACCTGCTGTAGAGGAACAACCTGAACCAGAAATACCGGACAAGTATCGTAACAAGTCTATTCACGACATTGTTAAGATGCACCAAGAAGCTGAAAAGCTCATCGGTAAACAAGCTCAAGAAGTTGGTGAAGTTAGAAGACTAACTGATGAATTGCTTAAACGGGAACTCTCTCAAAAACAAGCTAATCAACCCCAAGAAGATGAGGTCGATCTAAACGATAAATATTTAGAAGACCCCGTAGGTACGCTAAATAAAGCTGTAGATAATCATCCTGCTATTAAAGAAGCAAAAGCGCAAGCCTTTGCTTACAAGCAACAGCAGGTTGAACAGAAACTTAGAAAAGAGTTTCCTAATTTTGATGACGTAATCCAAGACACACAGTTCTTTGAGTGGATTAAAGTTTCACCAATAAGAACTAGGTTGTTTACAGAAGCTCATTCTCAATATGATTATGATTCTGCTGCTGAATTAATTTCAACATGGAATCTTATGAATAGAGATAAGCAAGTAAAACAATCTGATATGGTTGTTGATTCTAAAAAAGAAACCGCTAAGAATCTTAAAGCTGCTACAGTAGATACTGGCTCACCTGCTCCAAGTTCTAAAAAGAGTTATCGTAGGACTGATCTTATTAATTTACGTTTACGTGATCCAGATCGCTACTATGCGATGCAAGATGAGATAATGTCTGCATACGCAGAAGGGCGTGTCAAATAACCGAAAGGAAATAAAAAATGGCACTTGGTACTAATCACGTTACCCTTACTACTGCGGATAAATTTATCCCAGAAATTTGGAGTGACGAAATCATTGCAGCTTACAAGCAAAGTCTTGTTGCTGCTAATCTCTTCTCTAAAATGTCTTTCAAAGGTAAGAAAGGCGATACGCTTCACATTCCGAAGCCGACTCGTGGTTCTGCTTCTGTAAAGGCTGCTTCTACTCAAGTTACACTAATTGCTGCAACTGAGTCAGAGCAACAAGTTCTTATCAACAAACACTATGAGTATTCACGTTTGATCGAGGATATCGTAGAGACTCAAGCACTTGCTTCACTACGTAAGTTCTACACGGACGATGCTGGTTACGCTCTTGCTAAACAAGTTGATACAGATCTTATTAGGCTTGGTCGTGGTGTTAATGGTGGTGTTGTCGGTACTTCTGACTACGCTACTTCTGCTGCTTCAACCAACGCTTTCATTGGTTCAACTGGTGCAACGGTATACAACTCATCAACTTCAAACGCTGCTGCGCTTGGTGATGGTGGTATCCGTAGATCAATCCAGAGACTTGACGATGCAGACGTTCCTATGACGGATCGTTTCCTTGTCATTCCTCCAACAACTCGTAACACTTTGATGGGTCTTGCTAGATTCACAGAGCAAGCATTTGTTGGTGATGTAAGCAATGGTAACACCATCCGCAATGGTCAGGTAGGTGACGTATATGGCGTTAAAGTCTATGTGTCTACCAATGCTGATACTGCTGCTGGTAATTCTGCAACTGACCGTATCTGCTTGCTTGCTCATAAAGACGCTTTCGTTCTTGCTGAGCAAATGGGTGTACGTTCACAAGCTCAGTACAAGCAAGAGTACCTCGGTACGCTATTTACCTCAGATATGCTTTACGGTGTAGCTGAGTTGCGTGACGGCTCTGCTGTTGCTCTAGCTGTTCCAGCCTAATTACTAGGCTAATGTAATACCTCCCCGGATCTAACAAGGTCTGGGGAGTTTCCTTAGGAGAAGAAACAAATGTGGTTTAAACCTGAATACACTGAAGTACGTTTTGGTTTTGAAGTGACAATGTATATTGCAACTAGGTAAGGAACTAAAATGGCTATATGGAGAGGTGCCGGAGGATCGGGCGATGCAACCACTGATGCTGCTAATGAAGCCAGTGTAGCGTCTACCAAAGCTGCTGAAGCTGCTGCGTCTGCTACTGCTGCTGCAGGGTCAGCTACATCGGCTGCTAACTCAGCAACCAATGCTGCTAACTCAGCAACTGCTGCTGCAACGTCTGCTAGTAATGCTTCTAGCTCTGCTACATCTGCATCGTCTTCTGCCACTTCTGCTTCTACATCGGCTACTAACGCATCTACATCTGCAAGCTCTGCTGCATCGTCAGCAAGCTCTGCATCTACTTCAGCTACTGCTGCAGCAAGTTCTGCTAGCTCTGCTGCTACATCAGCCACTGCTGCTCAAACAGCACAGACAGGTGCTGAGACTGCAGAGACCAACGCTGAGACAGCACAGACTGCTGCTGAAGCTGCAAGGGACGCTGCTCTAGCTGCTCTTGATAACTTTGATGATAGATACTTAGGTGAGAAAGCTAGCGATCCAACACTTGACAATGATGGTGATGCGTTAGTTGCTGGTGCATTATATTTTAATACCACCTCAAACATAATGAAAGTCTACACAGGCTCTGCTTGGGTAGCTGCTTATGTTTCTGGTAACTTTAATCTTGATGACGTTGTTGACGTAACTATTACGTCTGTAGCTGATAATGAAGTATTGGCTTATGATAGTACATCAAGCAAATGGATTAATCAAACTGCTGCTGAAGCAGGACTAGTAGCAACTAGTGATATTGGTTCAACAGTACAAGCCTACTCTTCTGTTTTACAAAACACTACAGCTTCCTATACCACTGCTGAAGAAACTAAGTTAGCTGGTATTGAGACTGCTGCTGACGTAACAGATGCTACCAACGTAGCTGCTGCTGGTGCAGT